TTCGGCCACCGTGTCCGGCCAGCCCTCCGCGTCAACGCGGTTCAGAACGCACCATACGCAAGCCGCCTTTTCCATGTCCGACGCGATCCCGCGCGCTTCGCCGTAGAGCATACGCGCGAGCGCTTCAACCTCCGCCGCGTCCGGCTCGTACTGCTGCGCTTCCGGATACCCTGTAAACGTCGGATCGGTTACTTCGTCGTAATGCTGTTCTTCCGCTATGTGCGGGGAAGTCGAAGGCAAGATCGGCGGCTTGTCCGCTTTGCTCCCGCTCCGCGGTATGAATGACGCAAGCGCGATAATCACGATCGCCGCTATAACCGCCGCCGCGAAGCGCTGCCGCCTCACTTTTGCGCGGCGCGCCTTTTGCCTCGCTTCTCGATAAGCCCGCCGCCTTCGATATAATGCTTCATCTTCTCCACAAACATTTTCCCAACGTCGTTGTATGTAGCCGCTTCCGCCTTCTCCAGCTCCGGCGTAACCTCCTTGAATATCGGTTCGGCTGGGAGGAATTCGCCCGTTTTCGGATCGCGGGCGGCTGTCGTCCCGATCTGTATAAATTGCTGGTTCATTCATGTTCGCCCCTTCCCGCTATGATTTGTCGAAACTGTATTCCCATCGGTTTTTCATTTCCTCCGGTGATATGTAATAATCCCGCTTCCTTTTTCCTGTCCATGCAATCCCTCCGGCTTCTCCCGCGTATGTGAAGTTTGCCGCTTTGAGTGATGCGCCGTTTTCGCTTTCGAGCGTATAAGTAATAACTTTTCTGTATCCCATATTGCGAGCAATCCGCAAGCAAGCCCCGTATAGTTTGGAACAAGCATTTCGTTTACCGTCTGTGCAATTACGGTAAATTTTGAGCGTTAAGCCATCGTCGGATCGGCGCGCCGTAGGTCTGCCGCATATTGCAACGCCGCAAAGTTGTTCGTTGTCATAACAAGAAATTGCAAACTTTCCGCCCACTGGCTGTATGTTGTGTCTATGATGTTCTTTCACATACTCGCGGGCTGGTCTTAGGTGAATAGGCTTTATTTCAAGCATTGCATTACCTCCCGCAATCTTCTTCAACGCCTATAAACAGAACGTCACCTTCTGCGAATAAAGCGTTTACGGGCATTTTTTCAAGCTTCCAGCGCAAGTCCCGCTTTTCCCAAAGCTCCGACATTTCGCCGTCGAATATTTCTTCTTTCCAGTAGCCCATGCGACGGAACTTGATATTTACGTGAACGTCACCTTTCAGAAGATAAGAGATTGTCCCGAATGCCACTTTGTTTGCGATTTTCATATTGAATAGCCCCTTTCCGTTAAACTGCCGCTTCGATCCGCGAGAACAGATATTCAACGCTCTGATTTCCGCCGAAGAACTCTTCGTTGATTGTAACGGCTTCCGGAAGCTTCCATTCTGTGATCCCGTTGATCTTATTTCGTGCCGTCTTTTCGGATACTCCGATCGCCTTTGCGATCACTTTTGCGGCGTTGCGCGGCTGAATTCCCATTTTCACCAGCTCCGCTATTAGATTTGCCGTCATATTATCACCCCTTCCGTTACCGTTGGCGGTAATCTCTGGTATTTCACCTTTACAGTTGGAAAATTCACTCTCATACAAAATAAAATCACTCCTTCTCTTCACTTTTACCGTGGAATTTATTATATCTGTAAAAACAACCTATAAAAGCTGGGCGATAGTCGTAATCTCATATATATAATAAATCCGTCAACGGTAAATGTCAATACTTTATTTCCGTTGGCGGTAAATTATTTCTTTACTTCGCCCTTCTCGCGGGATATACTATGTATGAAAGGGATGGATACACAATGTATGAATTCGAACCGATCCTTCGCCGCTTGAAGGACGCGAAGAGCGCCAGCGGCTTAACAAACAAAGAGCTTTCCGAAAAATCTTCTGTCCCGCTCGGAACTGTAAATAAAATCTTGTCCGGCGATACGGAAGAACCGAAGCTTCCGGCAATAATGGCGCTCGCCGAAGCCCTCGACGTGTCCGCCGACTATCTGATATATGGTGAACGACGCGATCAGCCCGCCAGCGCTTCTTCGTCTGATACTGTATCGAAAATTGTTGCGTTGCTTTCTGAAATGAACGTTGACGGTCAAGAAGAAGTCTTGAAGTTTGCCCGCTATACATTGTCGCAACCGGAATATAAAAAAGATTATAAGCCTCGTTCTATGGCAAAAGAAGCATAAAAAATAAACCCGCTCCGAAGAGCGGGAAGAAAGGTGTTATTTAATATGAAAAAGTCGTCTATTATTCTTTGGTGCGTTGCCGCTTTGTTTCTCGTTTCTTCATTTACTTTGATCGGAAGCAATTTACCCGCCGCGATTTGTGGCGTTTTGCTTTCTTCCGTTCTTGCCTTCATAGGATACAAGAAGCAGATTAAATATAAAGCTGACATTGAAGCGGCTTTGAAAGAACAGGCTGAACGCGAAGCCCGTAAGCGCGATTACGAAGCCCACCACGGTAAGATAACTTGCAATGTCGCTGGCGTTACCTTTAAGAATGATGATAATACAAGCCGCCAGCGCGTACTATCAAAGTTTTTCCGCGAAAACGGATACGACGCTGGCACGGAAGCAGAACTTCAACAATACTTGTTTGAAGGTCGTCCGGCTGTTTACGTGCTTATCGAAGGAAAAATAATCGGTAACGTTCCAAAAGACTATACCGCCGAAGTTGTTTCAATTATTGATCGCTTAGAGATTGCAGCGGTTCACGTCCGGCGCTTTCGCGGCGAAGAAGGAAAGCTTATATATAACGCCGATTTAACGATTGAGTATGCGAAGTAAAGAAAGTAGGTGTCGGCATGAAGAACGCCGTTATATATGCCCGCTATTCAAGCCACGGGCAAACTGAACAATCTATTGAAGGACAACTTCGCGTGTGCTATGAGTTTGCCAAGCGCGAAAATATAAAGGTCGTCGGCGAATATATAGATCGCGCCTTGACTGGAAGAAGCGACGATCGCCCCGACTTCCAGCGCATGATCTCCGACGCGAAGAAGAAAGCCTTTGATTATGTGATTGTCTATAAACTCGATCGCTTCGCGCGTAACCGCTATGATAGCGCAATCTATAAGCACAAATTGAAGCAATGCGGCGTGAAGTTGCTGTCGGCAATGGAGAATATCGGCGACAATCCCGAAAGCATTATTCTTGAAGCCGTGCTGGAGGCTTCCGCCGAATACTATTCCGTCGATCTCTCGCAAAAGATCAAGCGCGGGCGCAAAGAAAGCGCCTTGAAGGGAAAGTTTATCGGCGGCGGCATTCCCACCGGATATAAGACGGTCGGCGGCGCGCTTGTCGTCGATGAAGATAAAGCGCCGATCATAAAGTACGCCTTCGAAGAATACGCAAAAGGAACACCGAAGAAAGAGATCATGGGCGAACTGAACGCCCGCGGGCTTCGTAATCAAGCTGGCAAGCCGTACGGCTGCACGGCGTTTCAAAAGGCGCTGCGCTCCGAAAAGTATATCGGCGTTCTTGAACAATGCGGGATACGGATTGAAAACGGCTGTCCCGCTCTGATTGATAAGGATACCTTCGACAAGGTGCAAGCCCGCCTTGACGCAAACGCGCGGCAATGCGCGAAGAATAAAGCGATCGTCGAATACCTCTTGACGGGGAAGCTTTTTTGCGGGCATTGCGGATCGCCCATGCAAGGTGTATCCGGAACAGGGAAGAGCGGGAACAAATGGTATTATTACCAATGCGCCGCCCGTCGCAAGCGCTCCGGCTGCACGAAGAAGCACGAAAAGAAAGATTTTCTTGAATGGTACGTCGTAGAACAAACGCTTGAATACGTCCTAACCCCGCCGCGCATTCAGCAAATAGCGGAAGCCGTCGTCGAGCAATACGACAAGGAATTCGGCGACGATAGCGTTTCGAAGCTCGAAAAGCGCGTCGCATATCTCACGAAGCAGATTGAAAAATTGACGTTCGACGCTCTCGAAATGCCGAAGGCAAGCCGGAAGCCTCTTTATGATAAGATCGAAGCGTACGACGTAGAACGTGCCGATCTCGAAATTGATTTGTCGAAGCTCAAAATCGCGCACGAAATCCGCTATACCGAAGAAGATATTATTGCATGGCTGAAAAGCTTTTGTCGCGGCGATCTCTTCGATATGGATTTCCGCCGAAAGATTATCGACGTTTTTATAAACTCGATCTACCTTTACGACGATCGGATCATCATATATTACAACGTCCGCAGCGGGAAGCAAGTATCGTATATTGAAATGCTCGAAAGCACCGGCGAAGGTGGAGCGGGCGACGATCCGGAAGGCGCTTCCGGTGTTCGTATTTCAAATGCCGTGTTCCACCAAAGCATTCCGAATACGAACCCTTCATTTATCTTTGTGAACGGTCTGTTCGGGATCGTGATAATGCGGGATCACGAAAAATACCCCCGCCAATGAAAAAAAGCCCCCGTGAAGGCGCGAAGCCCTCGCGGGGATTATTTACGAATGCCCACCGCAAGGAGGAAACGGCGGGCGCGAAGCTGTCTTTATCCTTGCCATGTGCCGCCCAACGCGGTCACGGTCTGCCGTCCGGCGATCCCGTCAACGGTCAGCCGCGCCGAACCTTGAAAGGCTCGGACTGCTCTTTCTGTGTCATTTCCGAAGATACCGTCAGCGCCCGCGCGCCCGCAAGCGTACCCGCACGCAATAAGCACCCGTTGAAGCCCGCGCACGTCGTCGCCCTGCATAAGAGGCGATACCCTCTTTAAGAGGCGGCGCACCGTCCAGCCGGAAGCCTCCGGCGCTGTCGCTGTCGTTCCGCCCGCTCCGTTGATTTCGTCGGCAAAGTATTTCGGTCGCCCGTATTTGTTCCAGCCGCCCTTGCTCAACGGCGATTTGATAACGCCGTAATCCCTGCCTTTTGCCTCGATCACGTTCAAGGCTTCATCGACAATATAGCCGATATGCGTTGCCTTGCCGCTCGCGTTGACTTTGAAAACCCAATCCCCGCGGCGCGCCTGTTCCTTCTTTATGATCTCGCATTTCGCCATCATGCTGTCGGCGGACATATCAGAAGAAACGATCTTCGTTTCGTTTTGAAGAAACGCCATGCCCAGCCCCGAACAATCGAAGGCGCGGAGGCGGTCGCCGAAGCCCTCCGCCACGCGTTTCTTGTAAAGCGCGATCGCGCGGGCGGCGTTCGTTGTTGATGTTTCCATCTTCTTGATCCACGCTTCGCTGATAACGTCCGCGCCCTGTCCCTGTGCGCCCCAAACGTAGATCGAACCGTTCTTCACTTCATCTTCAAGATGTTTTATGAAATCGTTTAGTTTTGCCATATTCATGCCCTCCAAAGACAACGCCGCCGCGCCCGCTCGTATGACCGGTACGCGGCGGCGTGTTCTTTATCGACGGGCAATCGCCCGCCGCCATTAAACCGCCGCGGGAAAGGGGGGAAGCCGCGCCGGATTGCTGGTATCTTTATTCGATCGCCGCTTCGATGTACTGCGGAAGATTGAATACGGCGGCTTCGATCAGTTTGTCTAAGCTGTCCGGATCGAGCGTATAGCCCTTCGTATTCAAAAACTCGACGACATAGGCTTTCTTCTCCGCGCCGCGCCCGCTTCCCTCGTAAATCTGTTCGGCGGCTTCAACGGCGATATTCACCCACATTTTGATTTTTTCCAGCTTCTCCTTGCTGATCTTTGCCTTCACAAGCGGGATCACGAAGGCGGTAATTACCGCCGCGATCAGCGCGATAACGGCGTTCGCAATAGGTGTAATGTCAATCATAGGTTTGTTCCTCGCTTTCATTTTCGATTGTGTCGATGTGTTCTTTCTTCTTAATCCTCGCGACGGCGACTTCGGCAACCCTCTTTAACATCATTGCGCCGCATTCGATCACTACCGCTTTGAAGTAGTATTCGATAAGCGTTGTTTGCTCCGCGCCCGTGATAAGGAACGAAACATATTGCATGATGATAAAAATAGCCGTCGTTATTCCGATTACGGTAACGGCTTTCGTTGCGAAGCGCTCATTCGCAAGAAAAGCGCTTCGGCGCTTCCCGCGCCGCTTCTCCTGTGTTTTCATGTGCGCCCCCTTTCTGAACCCGCCCGCGCGCTATGACGCGGACGTTATAAAAGCGTCGGAATATCCGGCGCTTTTCAGCTTTGTAAGCATGGCTTCTGCGTTCGCCTTCACGCTGAACGCGCCGACTTGTACTTTGTAGAAGCCGCCCGTGTTCACGATGTAAGTATCGAACCCCGCCGCCTTCAATTTCTTTTCGAGCGCTTCCGCGTATGCCTTGTTCTTGAACGCGCCCGTCTGAACCTTGAAAAGCGTCTTTCCCGCGGGCGGCTTTTCCACCGTCCCGCCCAGCCGCCTGTTTACCTCCGCCGCGATCTCGCCGTGGCGGTTATAAAGGTAATCGCCTGGGCAAGCCTTATTCGCGAACCATCGATGGACGGTCATATTCTGCTTGTCGATCTGCCCGATCAAGGATTTGTCGCCCTTCCACAAAAGCGCCTTGATCCCGTTTCGCTGGCAAATATCCGTTACAAGGTCGAGAAGCGCGGCATATGCCTTTTCGTTTACGCTGTACGGGTGCGTGGTGTCGCTCGCGACTTCGATTGTAATCGCCCTGTTGTCGTTCGAACTCGAAGAACTGCACCACGAACGGTCTTTTTCCTCGACGTACATTCCGATTTTTCCGTCGTATCCGATCCCGTAGTTTGAACTTGCCTGTCGGGAAGTCGGCGCGAAAACATTTCCCAGCGTTTCAACCGAACATTGCCCGACGACGCAATGAATTGTAATCGTGTCGATCGCGTGATTTCGCGGGCTTGTCTTGTTCGGCGAAATCTTCGTATAAGAAACAAGTTTGCTATTGCTCATTTTGTAAACCTTCCTTTCGAAAGAGAACGACGCGGAGGAAGCCCCGCGCCGCACAACGTTATTCTTCTTTGCTCTGCCGATCCTCCAGCGTTTCAATGCGCTTGTGCGCCTGTTTCGTGGAAGCCTCCACCGCGGTCAAGCGGGAAACGAATTCAATATTCGTTTTGCGCTGTTCCTTCTGCTCCGCTTTAATTTCGTCGGTGTTCGCTTTGATGTATCCGATTTCCGTTAAAACGGTTGCGTCTGTTTTTGCGTCGCTTTCCTTGTCTTTATCCCTGTTCCGCGTGAAGGCTTTGTATCCGAAGTAGACGGCGCAAAGCGTCGATAATACGGAAAGCCCCGTCAAAAGCGTTTCATTCATGTTCGTTCACCCCCGATTTACCTTTTCCCATTGCCATAACCCAGCCGTATCGGGCGGATAAACGCAATTCGGCATATCCGCTTTCGCAAGATATACCGCCGCGCGGTAACTGTAATATTTGCCCTTTACAACGTTTACGACGATCCCCGCGCCTTCCGGATACGGGATCGGATCGTCAAGCGTTCCCACCGCCGCTATTTCGATATGACGATAATACGCGAACGTGGTTTTCACCGGATACGCCGTCGCGTTTGACGTGTGCTTCGCGATAACCTCAAAATACAGATCGTCATACTTGAAGATTTCGCCGATCGTGTTGTATGCGTGTCCGTCCTTGAAGCTGTCGTATTCGATGATCGCCGCCGACTTTAAGATCATTTCGTCGGAAACTGCTTTTGTTCCCGCGGCGCGGTCTTGTACGATCTGCGCTTTGAATGAAAGAGCGAGCAAAGCGGCGGTATTTTCACCCGCCGCTTTTAAGCTCTGAACGTCCTTCTTCAATACGGCATTGTCGCCGCCGCTGTCCTGTCGATGTGTTACGCTCATTCGAAATTACCTCCGATCCCCGATACCCAGCACGTTTCAAGCGACGATCCGCGCCCGACTGTAACGCGGATATTCAACCCGAACGATGTTGAAGCGTTGACGGTGTTTTCGAAAACGTGCGCCATCCCTCGCAATACCGCGTTCGTGCAATCCTCCCACGTCGGTGTCACGTCGAACGGATTATTTGTTACCTCGACTTTTAACGTACCACCTGCAGGTATTTCCCGCGTTACGACGACGTTTACGCGTTTCGGCTGTACCTCCGCCGACAACGGCGCGGTAAGCGTGATTACGAAGCCTTCGATCGCCTTTGTGAACGTCAACGTCCGGACGGCGCTATTTCCAGCGCTGTCGGTCGCCGTGATCGTGATTGTGTGTTCGGCGTTCGTAAGCTCCGTAAATGCGTTTCCGGTGACGGCGCACGTTATCGGCTGTCCCAGCGTTACGTTGTTTTTCGTCGCGAGCGTCTTTCCGTCGATCCGCTCGATTACGTTCACAATATCATTGTCCGGATCGGTCACGGTGTAAGAGTAGGTGAAGCCCTCGCGCTTCGTCCCAAGATCGGCATTACTGCCGCTGATCGCGGGCGGCTGGTTATGGATTACGGCGATCGTATCGGTATAGATATACGCGCTTTCGTTCGAGTAGGTATCGCGCGATTTCACGCGATACCGAAGCGTATTCCATGCGGTCGATACCGCTTCCGTAAACGTCCGCGCCGCGGAACTCTGAACTTGCGTATATGCGCCGCTGTTGTATGATCTTTCGACGATGTACGTTATCGCGTCGCCGTCCGGATCGGTCGCCGCCGCCCATGAAATATTTATGTTCTGCTGGCTGTATGCGTTTGCGGGCGCTGTAATGCTCGGCGGGGCTGTCGGCGCTGTGTTCCATATAACCTCGTAATTTCCGTCCCCGTTCGTGGTATCAGATACCAAGATTGAAGATTGCAGATTACAAAACGGGCGAACGCCGTTGTTCCCGCTGAACGCGTTGCTGGCGCTCAACGCGCCGTCCGAAGTGACGTAGCGGACGCTACGAGCGACCGACGAATTAGGCGTTCTAAGCCACCAGTACCAAGCCGCCGAAGTCGTCGGATCGCTTTGATATGTGCTTGTGTCGATCGCCGCTTGTGTGCATTGCGTTATCCGGTTTGCCGCCGTGTTGAACCATGACAAGATCGAACCTTCGGCAATGCCGTTTTCGTTCGCAAGCCCCACTTCGGTCGTGGACGCAAGAAAGATTTTGTCCGTGACGGTTTCGTAACTGCCGCCGTCCGTGACGGTATTTTTTACGACGGTCAACGTCGTATTCAAAAGCGCATTTACGAACGGCGTATCGAAGATCGCAAGAAAGCCCGCCCGTGTGTCATACTGGTTTACCGATACGCGCGCCGAAGCTGGCGACGCGTCGGCGGCGTGTTTCGCGCTGTACCATGCGCCCGCCGCGGCATTGCTGTTCAGCCATTGCCGAAGGTTCGAATAATTGTAATTGTTGTTGCCGTAATTCTGTCGGTCGGAATTCGCGTTGCTCGGCTCTTTTGCATCGAACGCCAGCAACTGAATAATTTTGTCCGTTATCAGCGTTACGGAATTTGCAGGGAAGCCGCTATGGTTTTTGTCCGCAACGCGAAAAACAATCTTCGTTCCGAACTGCGATTGATACCCCGATTTGACCGGAATTTCGATCTTTGCGCCCACCGCCAGCGCGCTCATTGCTTGTGGCATTTTCCTTCCTCCTTTGAACTGAAAAGTTTGTTGTAGAAGTGATCCATTCGCCGGATCAGATGATAACAATTTCCCTTTGAAGCGTGTCCCCTCCAGCTTTGATAAGATTGTTCTACGGTCTTTTTGTCAATCCGTCCCGCCGCGTAGAGATCGCCCATTTTCTTCAACTTCCGCTTCATATTGTTTTTCGATCTTCGGCGAACCTTCCGGATAACGCCGCCCGTTTCGGTCAAGTAAGTATGAAAGCCTAAGAAGTCGATACCGTTCTTCAACGGATAGATATTCGTTTTGCTGTTCAAGGACAATCCCAGCGCGCCGACGTGCTTTTCGATTTCCTCGCGGCAATGCCGCAAATATTCTTTGTCCTCATGGATCAAGAAAAAATCGTCCATATAGCGCCCGTAAAACTTTATCCCCAGCTTTTCTTTAATGTAATGATCCATGCCATCGAGATAGAGAAGGGCGAAAAGCTGTGAAGATTGATTTCCGATCGGAATTCCGACGTTGCCTTCCGTGCTGTCGATTATCATTTCGACAAGCCACAAAACGTCCGGATCGGTTATCTTCTTGCGGATTAAGGTTTTCAGCGTATCGTGGCGGATGGAGTAAAAATATTTTGAAATGTCGCCCTTCAATATCCACCCTTCGCTCCCGTGTTGCCTGTAATACCTCCGCAAGAACCCTTGAAGCCTATCAAGCCCATAATGCGTACCCTTTCCGACTTGTGAAGCGTAATTGTCCGTAATGAACGATCGCGTAATAATCGGTTCAAGCACGTTATCACAAAGCGAATGTTGAACAACCTTGTCTTTGTAGCTGTTCGACATTACAACGCGCCGCTTCGGTTCGAATACTTCAAACGTGTTATACGGCGAAAGCCGATACGTTTTCGTTTTCAACTGATAGCTTAATAGGTTCAGCGCTTCAAGAAGGTTCACTTCAAACTTTGCCGCCGCTCCTTTCCATCTCTTCCCGCACCGCGCCTTTCGGTACGCTCTGTAAAGATTTTCGAAGCTGTGAATTTGTTCGTATGCCGTCATAAAAAAATATCCTCGCTGTTTCTAACCTTTGCCAGCCGCTCGCGCGTCATGCTCCGGTATCGGCGATCCTGTATTTGTCGCCGCTGTGGTTTGCGGCGAAGGGATACACCTTCCTTTGATGGTGGTATTCTGTTTTCGGCTTTCGCCTACTCAATCGCATTATCCACCGAAGCGGGCGAACGCCGTTGTTCCCGTTGTACGCGTTGTTGTTGTTCAACGTGCCGTCCGAATTGACGTTGCGGACGTTACGAGCGTTCGACGAATTAGGCGTTACAAGATGTGCCCCAAACGGTTTTCACGCTCTCGCTTTATCCCGCTTTTTCCACGCGGCGATCATGTACTTCACTTCCAGCGCGAGCTTTGACCAGTATTCGCAACTGCTCGCGTTGATAAAGCCTTGTTCGTGCGAAAGCTCTATGAAAAAAAGAAGCTCCTTTCAGTAGGTCAACGCCTCCGCTTGAAGCCTCGCCCGTTTCGGTCGTTCCTGCGCGTCGAGTAGGTTTAATTCGTTCGCCTCCAGCGCGCATTCGTAAATGTCGATCGCTTTATCCTGTATCCTGTTTACGAGCGTAAAGCGATATTTCTTCTGGAAGCGCTCCGTGCTGTTCGTGATCGTGAAGGTGTGTTTTATCAAGTCCTTGCACTTCACAATTACATTGAATTCCGAAGGCTCTTTCCGCTCCCGCTCTTGTCCCTGCATATATGCACCGCTCCTTTTGTATCCGGTCGATCAATACGGTATCTTCGGCGCAACCTTCGAAATCGAAGCCCGCTTCGGTAACGATCAGCATTCCCGCGTTTCCCGTTACCGTCTGCCCGCATATCGTAATTCGATCCGCGCCGCAATCCTCGCAAGGCGGGGAAAGCTCCGCGAATATGTTACCTATTACGCACGATAATTTCGCCTTCGTGCAAGCGTACCGCATTAACATTCGATCCGGCGTAAAGCCGCATTCCATACGCCCGTCGTTATAATCCCGTTCAAATTCTCGAATAGGATCAAGAACGGATTTGCCGTAATGTCGTTGAAGATCACGGCTTCAAGCATTGTTACGCGGCTGTCCAGCCCGTTTATAAGGTTCAAAAGGTTTCCCGCCGCGTTTTCGTCAAGGATTGCTTCAAGTCCTGCCATCCAGTCGTTGAAGCTCGCCGCCGCCGTGATCTTGAATGCGTTCATATATGTTTCAAGCGCGGCGTATTGCGCGTCGCCCAGCAGTTTAAGCGATCCCATGTATGAAACAATGTCGTTGTAATCTTGAAGGCTTAAATCCCTATACTGTGTAAACCACGCTTGAAGCTGTGCGTTGAATGCGGTCGTGTCGATCTGCTGAACAACGCCCGCCACAACGCCGCAAAGCGACGTGTTCAAGCGCTGATCCGTAATATTGCCTTGCGTAACCGCCGTCGTTCCTGCTGGAACGAATACGTCCGCCAGCGCAAGCTCGAATATATCCGCGTCGCGTTGAAGAACAGGCGCGACGGGGGAGGCGGAGAATGGCGACGATTTTACTTTTACGGAGATCGTCCGGTTCGTCAAGTCCCACCGAATTACGATCCGGTCGATCCTCTTCAACTGCCCGTCAGCCGTCGCAAGCGTAACCGATAGATCGGTCGTATTCGTGTAGAAGTATCCGTTGATCCATGCCTTTCCTGCTCGGACGGTAACGATCATGCCGTCGTTGACGACGACTTGAAGCCCCGTCGAAGGATCGGGGAATACGCCGTTCGTGATGAACGAAGCGAAATACGAAGCCCAATCTTCGGCTTTGTACGTGCGATCGCCGGATACGCTGTTAAAGAAACTCGATTTTTCCATGCTTTACACCCCTTTATTTTGTAATTTGCCGTATCTGCGAAAGAAGCGCCGGTAAACTCTCGCCGAAGGTTATTTCGATTTCCTCGCCTCGCGTTTCGTACGTTTCCGCGATCTCCGTTATGCGAACGTCGATCCGAACGCCCCAGCGCTTATTTATGCAAGTAACGCGGTCGCCCAAGTCGTAATCTTCACGATACTTCAAATTTGCGTTCGTGTTAATTTTCGATCCGAAAGCGAGCGTTTCGGCGTATTGCTCCAGCTCTTCAACGCCTCTGGCGGAAAGCAGCGCTAAATATTGCGCGTCGGTAAGCGTCACGGTCTGCTGGCTCTCGTTTTCGTATTCCTGCACGATGTCCGTTGCGTTGATGAATACTTCGTCGCGGTCAAGCCCCGTCGTGCTTCCGCCCACCGTCGCAACCTTCCGCGTCACGCCCTCTTTTTCCTCGCCTCCGACGTATGCCGTTGATTTAAGGTTTTCAATGCTGTTCGTGTATTCCTGTTCAACGATGTTATCGAATTCTTGTGAGAAGATACAAGGCGCGTTCCCCGCGGCGTTGCCCGCCGTAAGGTCGCGCCCCTCGTAAACCGAAAAGACGTGCAAGCCGGTTTTCGGGCTTGTCTTTACCCGCATACCCAGCTTCGCCGCCTTCGCTGCCGTTTCCGCCGCAAGCTGCGCGTTGATATACTTTTCGGAAGTATAGTCGATATTTCCGCTTCCCGTGTCGCTGTCGTCCGTTGCGATCGTGAAGTCCGGAATGTTCCGCGACGTTCCCGCCGCCGTGCAAGTCTGCCGGACGATTGCGTATAAAATGTTCTGCGTCGTGTCGTTCGTGATGATCTGATTTGTGATGATCCGTTTCCCGATCCACGAAAGAAGGAATTTGCCTTGAACCTCGATTTCCTCCAAGCCCTGCGAATTCTTCGTGATATGCACGTAACGGATTTCCGCCGCCTCTTCGTCGCCCCTCTTCAAGATGATGTTGTTCTTCACAAGCATTCGCGCGTGATCCTCCGTGAAGGGAACAAGAAGCTTGAATTCTCCGCAAGTCCAATACCGGCGCGTCCATATAAGCGACGAAATCTTTTCGACGATCCCTTGAAGCGTCATTTCTCGGTCATATACGTATATTTCCATCATTACACCCCCAAATAAAGATTGTTATGATAGATAGATACTTCGAGATTTTCGGTATTCGAAGCCGCCGAATACCGGAAGAGATTGTCGCCCACGGAAAGCTGTAAATATGAACTGTCAACATCGAGATAACGGAAAGCGTCAGTTTCTACGCCGCCGCGTTTCAGCTTCACCGCCTTTTCGCCGTATCCGGTCGAGATCGTCAGCACGTCGCCCGCTATAAGGTCGATATTTAGCTTGATGAACTCTTGTGTATCGACGTTCAAAAGCTGCGGATTTGAAAGAGCGCCCAGCGCTCTAAACTCGATCCGGATACCGCTTTTCACGTCGCCGCGGTTATATACGTTCACGATCAGCGACGGCTGGCGATAACCGATTTGCCAGCCCTCGAAGAGCTGCAAGCCTTCCGGTTCGGGGAACTCGAAGCCGCCGATCCACGTTGCTATATCCTCGCGCGTTTCAGCCTCTTCACGCCAAAACGGATTAAGGCAAGAAAGCTGGATCGTGAATTGCTCGAAGATCGCCTTCCGCTTGAATAACGGCGCGTCGTCTATCTTGCAGCCGATAACCCGCTTGAAGCTGCCGAATTCGTATATAAGCTTCGCTTCATATTGCGGATTTAATATCCTGTTCAGTTTGCGGCGTAAGCTCTGCGCCGCTTGTCTGTCCCGCTCTTTGATGTGTCCTACGATGTCAATATCGCGGCTTTCAATTCGGTATCCCAAGTATGTGTCGCCGTCCTGCCCCATGCTGTTTGTCGAATAGATCGCGTTCCGCACGTCGGACAAGCCGGTAACGTCTTTGAAATTGACGTGATAGGAAGAAGCAGGGGAAAAGACAATGCTTTCCCCCCGCTCGTTCACATAGGTTAATTTTTCGTTCGTTCTCATGCCATAACCTCCCGCGCGATCTGCCGGAACTGCCGCGCTGCTTCCCGCTGCTGCTTCGCGTAGCTCGTTTCGTTCGCATAGATGTTTTGCACAACCTCCACCGTCGCCGGTGCTGTACGCTCGCGCGCGCCCGTATCTACGGAAGAGTATTGCGGAACTGCGTTCGCGGTTTCCCTCCGGATCGTGCTTTCAACGTCGCGCATTTCCCGCGCGAAGCCTTCGCCAAGCCCCTGCGCCATGTATTCACCGATACCGGCAAATACCTTCGACGGGGAATTGATGTCCATTTCCGCTTCAACCGCTGCTACAATTTCCCTCATCATTGCGCGAACCTTGCTTTCAAGCCAGCTTGACATATTTTGAAAGCCCGTCCAAATGCCTCGCACCATCTCTTCGCCCGCGGAAGTAAATTCCGAAATGAACGAACGAAGCGCCGTTATGATCGGCTGTACGATTTGCGGAACTTTCGCGGTAATCTGCGGGATACCCGCGATCATTCCTTCGGCAATGCTTTTATCTATGTTTGTACCCTCCAGCACGAACTTTTGATGTTGCGCCGTGAACGCGGTTATAATGCTCTGTACGATTTGCGGTATTTTCGCGGTAATCTGAACGATCGCCGTTATCATGCCGGAAGCAATATTTTTATCGAAGTCTTGCCCCGCTTGATTGAGGCGCTGCGCTTGCGCTGTCAAGCCGGTAATAACCCGCTCGACGATTGCGTTCACCGCTCCGGACAATCCTTCAATGTTTGCGATAATTCCGTTGTTTACGGCGTTCACCGCCTCCGCCGCCGTCAGCGCTCCCGCTCCGCCCATTGCGGCGGTCATGTCGCTTTCTACGCCGGACATATTATTTTCGAAGCCTACGCCAACGCCGTCCGCCATGTTTCCCCCGATGTCGGCGAACACGGTTGAAGGCGAATGAATGCTGAAGAAGTTTTTGATACCGTCTACAAGTGACGAAGCCCAGCCGGATACCTTTTCCCATAACCACGAAGCCGCTCCGCTGATACCTTCCCAAAGTCCTTTCAGAAGGTTTCCGCCCGCCTCGACAAGCTTACACGCAAGACTTCCGATCGCTTCGACAATGCCCGTTATGATTTGCGGGATAGCCTTTACGATCTCAACAATGATTGTCGGCAAATTCTCGATCAGCGCGACGAATAATTGAACGCCCGCCATGATGATCTGATCTATGTTGCCGATCAGCGCGTCAACGATCCCGCCGATAATCTGCGGGATAGCCTGTACGATTGTAACGATGATTTGCGGCAATGCCTGTATCAGCGCGACAAGAAGATCAATGCCCGCTTGAATAATAAGCGGTATGTTCTCCATAAGCGCCGTTACGATCCCGTTTATGATCTCCGGTATCGCTGCGACGATCCCGTTTATGATCTCCGGCAACGCCTCGACCAGCGCCGTCAGAAGGTCGATACCGGCTTGAATGATTTGCGGTATAGCCGAAAGCAACCCTTCGATCAAGCTTGTTATCAGCGTCGGAAGAGCTGCGACAAGTACAGGGATCGCCGCGATCACGCCGTCCGCCAGCCCTGTTACAAGCTGCAACGCTGCGTCAATCAGCATGGGGATATTGTCGATCAGCGTTTGCACGATCTGAACGACGCATTCAACAACCTTCGGAATAAGCGTCGGAAGGGAATTCCCCAGCCCCGTCGCCAGTCCCGTGATAAGCTGCGCCGCTCCGTCGATCAGCATGGGGACAAGCTCTGCGATCCCGTCAACAAGCGTTTCGACGATACTAACCGCCGCCGTTGCGATTGCCGGTGCATTCGAAACGATACCTTCGACAAGCGCGGTAATCATTTCAACGCCCATTTCTACGAACTCCGGAAGCTTTTCAATAACAAGGTTCAGCACGTCCGAAAGCCCTTTTCCGATAACTCCGGACATTTTATTCATGTCGCCGTTTGCGTTCTGTATGCCCTTCGAGAAATCCGCAAGGATCGGTATTCCCTCCGCCGCGAGATCGTCAAGGAACGGAAGCGCGATCAGCGCTGCCGAATTCTTCAAGCCTCCCAAGCTCGCTTTTAGCGTCTGCAATTTGTCGTCGAAAGCCCCCAGCGCGTTCAGCGCTTCGCCGGACATTACAACGCCCATTGCTTCCGCTTCGTCGCCGTACGCCTTGAACGCCTCTGAACCCGCGTCAATGATCGTGTTTAGCTCTGTCCCGCTCTTTCCAAGAAGCGTCATTGCGAGCGCGTCCCGCTCCGTGGTGTTCTCGATCTCTCCTAATGCGTCGATAACGTCCCAATATACGTCTTGACCGTTGCGAAGCTCTCCGTTCGCGTCGGTAACAGAAACGCCCAGCTTGTCATACGCCGCCGCGTATTCTTTGTTCCCGTTGCGCGCGTCGTCCATGATCTGCGTATTCTTCTTCATTGTCTTTGTAAGCGTGTTTATATCGCCGTCAATGAAGTTAAGCGCGTATTGATACTTTTGCAGATCGTCCGCGGCGATATGCGTATTCGCCGAAGTCGTCAATATTTCATCAGCATAAGCCGCCGCCGAAACAGTCATACCGGCAAGCGCGGAAGCAGCGCCCAGCGCCGCCGTGCCTAACGCCGCCAGCGCCGTCCCGAAAGCCTTTCCGACTTTGCCCACGGTATCGCCGACGCTCTCCCAATTTACCTTTGATTTTTTAAGGCTGTCAGAAGTGTTGTCGATCTCTTTTTGCGTTTTTATCATGTCGGCTTTTGTGTTGTTTAGGTTCGTTTGCATTTTCTGATATGCCGGATCGGTCGGTTCGATACCCGCTTCCCGCATTTTCTTCAATGCAGCTTCTGCCGCCTCCGCCTTCTTCGCCTGTTCCGCAAGCTGCTTTTGTAATACTTCCTGCTTCTTCGTCAACGCCTCCGTTCCGGTCGCGTTGTCGGCGAACTCCGCCGTTACCAGCTTCATTTCTGAACCGATTTCGCGAAGGGAGGAATTTATATTCGTGCAAGCCGCGCGGTATTCTTTTTCGCCGGTCAAGTCGATTGATGTTTTGATCTGCTCTTCTTTCGCCATTTATATCCCTCCCAACACGTCGTCAATATCGACTTCCCGCGGCTCTTGCTTGAACCGATCGGGATTGAATTCTTTGTGAATACGAAAGAGCGTCATAATTTTGTAAGGTGTCATGCTCCATACTTCCGCTTCCGTCCAACGAAGAAGCGTCACGCCTATATAAAGCAAGCGGGCAAGGTCTATTAAACCCCGCCCGCCTCCGCGTTTTTTCCGTCGTCCTCTTCGCCACTTTCGCCGTCGTCCTCTTCGTCCTTTACGGGCGGTTCGGGCGATCCGTTGTTACCCATCGAAAACGCCTTGAAAATAGACGACTTGACTTCAAGGAAATTGCCGGTATGGATCATGCGCCCGACTTCCTTTTCGTTAAGCTCCGGTTCGCCTTCCTCCGCGCCCTCGTTCAGAAGGACGGTAAGCAGCCAGCGAAGGTTTTTAATGCTGTCTTTGCCCGATAACACTTCGTCGAGCTTGTCGAAGCCGCCGAAGCGGTCTTGCATTTCGTCGATCGCGTTCAAACTGAAAAGAAGGTGTCTTTCTTTGTCAAGCGTGATCGGGAAACGTCCGTCTTTAATTGCGCTCATAGTAGAATAAGCGGGAAGCCGTTTCCAGCTTCCCGCTCTGCCCCCTTTCTATTATTCGTTATGCCGCTTTGTTTGGCTCTCTAACCGTAGTAAACCATCCGGACGCTACGGTATCACCCGCCCCGCCGCCGACGTGTTCAGCCTTCCACAAGCCGTCGTTGCGCTTGATGAACTGCCCGACGATCTCCGGCGTTGTGTATTCGATACTGTCGCCTTTGGTGGTGTAGCTTTCATCGGGGATAGAGAACTTCACCTTGTAAAGCCAAATGTACTTGTACGTTCCGCCCGCTTTGCGCGCGCGGAAGCCGATTGCGAAGTACGGCGCTTCGTCGGTGTCGGCGGCGTAAACCACGTTGTCGTCGTCCTGCTGCTGCCCAAGCAACGCTGCAAGATCAGCCGGAAGAAGATCGTTCACGTTCAGCGTGATTTCTCCGGATACGAATTCCTTTACGATCGTGTCGATCGCGTCGTCGGCGTAAAGCGGCGCTTCCGCCACCTCCACCGAAAGCTCCGCCGAAATAGCCTTCGCCATGCGTACGGGCGATCCGTACGTTTCCGCCCCGTTCTCGCCTACGGTAATGGGCGCGCGGTAAAGATCGCGCAATCCGATTGTTGCCATGTTTTTATACCTCCATATACTTGATTTCTACGGGAATATGATAATATCCCGTGTCGTTTTCGAACACTTCCGGATCAAACACGATACCGAAGAACCCCGCCGCTTTAAGCGCTGTTTTCAAGCGCCGAAGCAATGCGATATAATCGACTTTCGAATAAACGTCAATGCGATATGTGTATTCTTCGGCTTCGTTGTCGTCGTCCGAAAAGTGAACGTCGCGCCCCACGACAAGCTGATACGTGATGAAGGTTTTAGCCTTCCCGCCGTATTTAAGCCGCTCGACGGGAACGCCCAGCGTTAATAGCGTTTGTTTTAACAAGCTGTCAACGTTCATTTTGCTTCGCCTCCCATACGCGGCGCATTTCTGCGTTTACATCGTCCGCCGCTTTCGTATTTGCTGCCGTGAACCACGGGCGCGCTGGCATATTCTTTCGCCCGTATTGAAGCACAAACGCTTTTGTCGCGTTCCGTACGCCGTGCCGGTCTTTCCCGTCCGGATATACTTCGACGCGCTTTCCGCCGCTTATTTCTTTGATGTCCGAAACGACGATTGAACTTGCCATGTCGCCTGTGCTTCGTTTGCTCTTGAATGTTGCTGTTATTTCGTCCTTTTGCGCTTTCTGCATAACCGCGCCGCCCGCTTTGAGCATTTCGGGGACGGCTTCAACGGTCGCCGCCTCGCGGCGCAACATAGCGTTTTGAATGTCGTCAAGTCCCACAACGTTAAATTTCGCCATCGCCTTCGCCGCCTTCCTCTTCCTCCGGTGCTTCCTGTGCCTCCGGAAGATCGACAAGCGTTAATTCGATGATCTCGCCGTTGTTGTGATTGTACGTCCGAAGGACGCGATACCGTGTCCCGCTCGCAACCGGATATTCAACGATCTTTTGTCCGTTGTACTCGCAAGCCCAAACGTCGAACTTCATTTCCGCCGTGTATCCGGCTTGTGAAGCCTTGTAGAACTCCGAATAACCCACGGATTTCTTGTCCGCGAATACCGTTATAGCCGTTTCCGGCTTGTCTGCTGGGAAGCCGTGTTCGTTTGTAGCCTCTGCCGGTTCTCCCAGCGCGATAAGCGTTATTTGCTCATTCCACCGCATTGTAATCACCCGCCAAACTCAACGAACACTTCAAATAGTCGTATGAAGCGCGGTATCTCTCCGCGTCGTCGAAAAATCCGCTTTCCGCCTTCGCATATAGCACGATCGCACGAACAAGCAAGGGATCGTCCACTTCTGCGGGCGATCCCTCTTCTTGTGTTTCCGTAACGATGATACCGACAAGGCGAAGATCGGCAATCGCGGCTTCGATCAAGTCCGTTATTTCTGCGTCGAAGGCTGTACCGCTTGCCCGCAACGCCAGCTTTACCTTGTCAATCAGCATTTTGCGCCCTCCTTAAACAACGAAGTAAACATCAACCGGCTTTGCGCCGTCAAGCGCCGAATTAAGGTCGATTGTGTTTTTCTCCGGTTCGTCTGCGTCCGTTACCAGCGTCGGCGCTGTGCTTTCCACTGTGTTGTCGAGTGTCGCGAAAAGCAGCGGCGCGGCGGCAAACGCAAAAGGAATTCCAAGCGCGTCCGTCCAGCCCACGTCGATCGTTACCGCGCCGTCCATCTTCGGGCAAGTAACTTTCGTAACCTTCTTGAAAGCCTTAACGCCCGTGACCGCTCCCACCGTGTCAACCGTGAAAGCCGGTAATACCTCCGTGATTTTGTTTCCGCCGATGTCCTCGCCCTCCACCGTAATTGAAACGGCTTTGACGTTTCCCGCCGTTCCTGCAACGGTCGCTTTCAGCGTACGCGCGCACGGCATTTCGTTCAAGAACTCTTCGACTTCCGCGGCGGTAGTTGAAGAAACCGCTTGACCGTCGATCAATCCGTCGTCGTCTGCTGCTGCCGCCTCCGCTGCCGTCCAATGAAGATGGGCGATCTTCGCTTCGTCGGCAAGTACGCCGAAAACGTCGGTTGAAAGTTTGCCGATGTATCTATCAGCCATGTTTTTCCCTCCTAACATAGAAAGTTGCGGGAAAGCGTTAAGCTTTCCCGCTCCGAAAATTAAAGTGTTGCAGCGCCTTTTACGAATGCGCCGCCGTCCGCTACGTCGCAATCGAAGATCGCCGTTCCGCGGTAATCAATGGCGTTGTAGGTGAAGCCGGAATGCTCCGAAGCTTTGATGTTCACGTCCTGCGCGAGATTTCCGACAATCATTTTGAAATTGCCGAAGAAGATGTCGCCCGCGTCTACGCTGTCGGAGAACATGACGGGATAGCCGTAAACGGAATACCCGCCAGCGCCGTTGCCCTGCACGATCGGCGCTTTCGCGTCGTCGCGGATCGGCATAAGGTCTGTCCACAATGTGGAACGGTGCATAAGGAATTTCGCTTTTCTTGCGTGACGGGAAGGAAGATAGCCGATCAGCTCCGCGATCTCCGCGGCGGTCGGCTTCGCTCCGGCATAATCAACGCCGTTTGTTCCGTCAACGTAAACAAGAGCGTCAACGCCCTTCGGCTGATTGCTGCCCGAACCCTTGACGATGAAGTATTCGATCGCAAGCGCGATTTTCTCGGAAAGCATATCAACCAGCCATGCTTCGAAAGCGTTTACGCTCATTGTTCGCACGGTTTCGGAAATGCGGATCAGCTTTACGATCTCATACCCCGCAAGATGAATGGATACCAGCGTATCCTCGGAAGCCGTGATTGCTCCGCCCTCGCTATGAACGCCGGTAACGTCTGCGACGTTTCCTTCAACCGCGAATGTGACGTTACCCGCAACATGAAGAAGCGTGATTTCGTCCATAAGCGGCGCGGTTTCCTTGATCTTCTTGATAATTTCGTTCTGTGTAGCCGTAGGAACGACAACGCCCACGCTATTCGCCGCGGTCGTCATGTCGCGCTGCTCCACCTCGTTCAGCGGAAGCCCCATCAAGCGCTTCATAAAAGCCGAACGGTATTCGGCGCTGTCGCGCACGTTGACCGGCTCGACGGGATCAGCGGAAGGATCATTGAAGCTTCTAACCACCGCACCCGCTCCGCGTCTGATGTTGTCAAGAATGCCGTTGCGCCTCTCGGCGGCGGCAATCAGTCCGGCGCGCTCTTCGGTAAGCTCTGCGGTTTCCCGCTCCAGCTTGCCCAGCTCTTCGTCGGTCATTTCTGCGCCGCGTGTGTCGATTTCCTGCTTGATAGCAGTAAGGCGCGCTTCGATCTCTTTAATAGTTTTCATGTTTTCATACCTCCAACATAAGTTTGATTTTTAGTAGCTGCTTTCTCCGCTCCAGCGCCTCCCGCTGTTCCCGTTCGATCACTCCGTCGAAATAGGATCGCGCAGATATTTCGGTATCGCCGTTCGCCGGATAGCTCACCGCCGAAACGTCGTAAACCTTCTTGATTTTTAGGATCGTCCGTGTGTGCGTGTCCTTGTTATATGCGTCCTCCAGCACGGAAAACGCCCACGACATTTTGTAAACCAGCCCGCTGTCAATGCTCGCGTAAATCCGTTTCGCCTCTTCGGTCAATCCTAAATCCGCCGCAATGAAAAGCCCGCTTTCCTGCGCCTCCAGCAATAGGGAAGGCGGCTTGTTCTTCGCCATTTTGTTTCTTGCGAATACCATTCCGGAATGATCGAATTGCATTATAACGTCGGACAAGTCCGCGCCGACAAGCGCGTTTCTGTCGATTACCTCGCAATATTTGATCCCGTCATACTCCCACATAACGTACGGTTTATCAAACGTCGTCGCGAAGCCTTCGACGTAATATTCGCTGTCAATCCTCTTTTCCTGTGTTCCCTGCGGGATCATCAGCGGCTGGAGCATTTGACGGTATTCCCGTTCCTTTTTCCTCGGCATTTGGTACAACCTCCTTTCCCAATTCGCTAACCTCCGCGTACTCTTTGCGAATATAATACTTGTCCCCGCCGTCAACGTGCGCCATATTCCAAATATCCATAACGCCGTTGCGGTTCAGCAAGCCGCGGTCAAATAATTGTGTGCTGATATTCAGCTTTGTTTGATTGCTCGCATATTGAAGCCTGTTCGCGGTAAACGCGATCGCGTTTCCGAATGACAATTCGCGCGGCGTGTATGTCATATTCGACATTACCAGCGAAAGCTGAATTGCGAACGGCTCGATCTTGCCTTCATAGTAAGCGTTCCATTCGTCCTCCGTGTACTTGTTTTGAAGGATCGCCGCGTTTGTCCCAAAGTAGTTAAAGACGCTTTCGTTTATCTGCGCCATTTGCGCGGCGTTGACCGTGAAAGGCTTGCTTTCGATCGGCTTTACGTCCGCGAACTTCGCGTCATAGATAACCATTCCCGATTGATTTTCGGACGAAAGGTTATCCGCTGTAAAGCGCCTTCGTTCCTTCGTGATGTCCTCCGGCTTTAACATATTCGCGACTTTTGCAAGAAAGCGGATCGAAGCCGAATTCTTCACGCCGTTAATAATGCCTTGATTTTGTGTCGTGATAAGCTGCATTGTCGGCTTCAACGCGCCGTTGTCCTCGCCGAAGAAGTCGTCCTTGTACTGAAATTTTGTCAGCACTCCGACGCGCTCGAACTCGATAACCGCTTTTTGACCGTTCGCGAATGTGTACCGAAGGTACGGTTCGCCGCGGTATTCTACGACTTCGCACCGCTGCGGAAGAACCGGATAATACCCGATAATCCCGCCGAAATCATCTTCGATCGGAATTATGAACGCCGTGTTCTTTGTTTCAAGGATCGTCGCAATCCTGTATATGAACTTCGATGTATCCATAAACGGATTTGGTTTGAACTGCAAAACCCTTTCAAGGCTCTTGTATGCTGTCCCG